CGGAAACATGAGCAAATCCCCAGTTTTTAACTCACATTTTGTATATGGCACTCTCGTTTTATTTTCATAAAAAATTATACCACCGCCTTCGTAATCTTGATTTAAATTAATAATTACAGAAACGATTCGGTTTACAGAGGTATGAACATCTATATGTGTTTTATAATAATTACCAACTTCATATTTTAAAAGGTTAGCACTGTCCATACGCATACGAGGATTTATATAAGTAAAAAACTTCATGTATTCTTCTAATGCTTTAGATATAACATCTACTAAATAATTTAAATACACCATATCTTGTTCAACATTTTCACTAAAACCATATGTTAAAACATCTCTGACTTTAGTATCTTTTATATGTTTTTTTTCTCCTAAGACTGTTGCTTTTTGTTTGCAAACTAAATCAGCATATTGAACAATGTTGTCTGCCCATTCTTTTGTGACAAAACTTTTTAATAAAAAAATAGAATCTGAAAGTTTGCTAACCATTTTCTTGCGACCTATCTAATAAAGCATACGATATAATACCTTGTATTTCGTTTGCTGTACCAGCGGTCATTTTTATAATATCACCCTCTTCTAACACTAAAGTTTGCGATATTATTTGTCTTGTTGTATTAGCTGCAATAGATGCATTATCTATTCTAAAAGTTGCTGTAGCACTCGTATCAGTTACTTGCGTTGATAAATTTACATTTCCTGTTGAACCATTATGTGCTTGTATTTGTTTTACTAAACATCTCCCATTAGTAGGTGCTGTCAAAACAGAAGTTGTACCAGTAGTGGTTAAATTAAAACCAGCATTTTTATATTGTATTGTCATGATAAAAAAAACTCAAATGCTTGTTGTTCTTTTTTAATTTCTTGCTGATAAGAAGTATTTAATTTATCTATAATTTGAGTAATCGCTAAATTTATCAGTCTTTGATTTTCTAAATTATACTCTTCTTTAGGCTCTGGTATGAAAGTAATAATTTTAGACATTATGCAGTGCTCCTTTGTTTTGCTCTTCTAATTGACTCTTTACCTTTTTTTGCTATTTCCACTACCTTTGATTTTCCCATAACTTTTGCTCTTTGTTCCATAACTGTTAATATTTGTATTTTTCTTGCAAAAGGTTTTTTTAATTTTTTTACTTTTTTAACAGTTTCTCTTGCATCGGTAGGTGTTGCAAATTTTATTCGTACTGTATCTTTTGGGTTTTCATCTGTGTACAATCTTCTACCACTACCCTTTGGTTTTTTTCCTGTACCTTTTAATGGGTCTTTTTTATTCATTAATACACCATTTTATCTTTTTTATTATTTTTTTGTTTCTTTACTTTTTTCTTTTTTTCTTCTTCTTTGATAACAACTCTATATATTATATCATTAGGAGAGTAAAAATAACAGTATTCATTGTGATAAAATACTTTAAATGATTTTTGTTTTTGTAACCCCCATTTAAATATTACTGCGTTTTCATTTATTACTTTAACAAAAAAATCATAAGATTTAGGATTTTCTGTTTTAGTAAATTTCCATATTTTTTTTGCTTTTAAAACGATTGCATAAGGGTTTGAAGTATGGTCACTTTTCCATACTACACCTTTGTCAAAACTTATTACCTTTTTGACATCCATACATTATCTTCTACCATCCGCTTGAACATCAGCTTTAAAAGTTCCGTATCTCCAGTTTTCATTTACTGTTTCATTTTCTATTTTTAAATTTAAAGCTCTAGCTCTAGCTCTGGTATCTACCTTTTGTGTTGAATTGCTTACTGTAAAAGGTCCTAAGCTACTACTAGCTTCTGTATCACTTGGAAAATCTTTTAAATTAATTGTTACTTTTGCGTTCCCTACTAAAGCTCTAAAGTCTGGTATAAAACGACTAATCTTCATAAAAAACTCACCAGTAACATTCATATTATTTTGTTGACCTCTTACTTCAAAGTCACCGCTTTGTATGCTCCCTATAATCGCTGATTGAGTGCCATCTGCTAAAACTTGATTGTTACCTTTTTCATGTGCATACAAGGTAGTAGCACCATTCGTATTGGTTACTCCTTGTATAATTGGAAAGTTGGGTATAGCAGATGTGTCATAATCAGTGGCATATGGATTATCAAAAATTGTTTTATCGTAATAAGTAGTTCTTGGTAATGTACCTATAGTCCACAACCCCTCGGCATAGTTATAACTTACTACTCTATCTATTTGAAGAGATGTAGCTTTAGGATAAAACCAATTAATTTCACTAAATAAAGAATTGTAACCAGCATAGACAACATCAGAGGCATCAAAGTTTAAACCTAAGTCATCTGTATCTTGAGTAGTAAAAACAAAATCTTCAACAGAACATGCTATTTTTTTAACAGTGCCATCGTACAAATAAAAACCACCAGCTTGACCCATCCAATACACAACTCCATTTACTGCAACCAATCCATGTTGAGATATTAAACCACAGTTTGCTCCTACTTGTCGTATACTAAAAGTAAAAGGTGGTCCTACAAACTGCATGATATAAGCAGAGGTGTCGGTCAATATTAATATATAACTACCAGCATTTACCGCACCTACTATTTTTGTTCCACTATCTAATCTAAATGTACCACTAGTATTTGTAGAAGTGGGAGTATAATCAGAAAAATTTTCTTGGTCAGAAAAACGTATAAACATTTTGTCTTGACTAGATGTGCCTATAGTAGTTTCTGTTCCTAAATGAATTAAATGTCTATCTCTATCTGATATTACTGTCATAACACTTTGAATAGGAGCATTTGATATAACAGTTGCTCTAGTGGACAAAGATGAGCTACTACTAGGATTCCATTGAAAAGTTTTATTATTTTTTACAGTAGCCACTAAGATTTCACCAAAATTATCCAATGACCAATTACCAGGTTCTAACGTGACCTCACCAGTAGGCGATGCATCACCCCAACCTGTAAAATTAGATGCTTCCTCTACAACTGCACCATCACTATGTGCAGAACGAGTAGAACCAGAAACTCCTCTAACTATTCCAGTAACTGTACTACCTGCTACTCCAGTGTATGTAATCAGTTCTTGACCTACTTTTAAAGTACCTCCACTACTACTAAAACCAGATACAGATGTCAAAGTTATAGTTGTTCCAGAACCACCAGTTCCATTAGTATCATCAAGTAAAGCACCATTTAAAGTTGTGCTTGTAATAGATGGATTAGTGCCACCATACAACCCAGAACCAAAACCATAACCAGTAACTTGCACTGCATCTCCTACTTTAAAATAAGGAGATAAGGTAACACTGCCACCAGCACTAAAACCAGCACCAGATTCAACTTTACCTGCTGTTACAGTAAAAGTATCTGAAGTTCTGGTAATTACCTCAAAGGTATTTTGTGTAAAATCTGCACCAACAAAACCAGTGCCACCACCAGGTAATGTAACACTAGAAAATAAAAATAAATCCCCTACCTCTAATCCATGAGATGCTTTGTTAACTGTGACAGTCGCTGAATTATTTGTAGTAGTTAAAGTACAAGAAGTTATATTTGTATCTAGTGGAGATACATCATACATTGAACCATCATGATATATGAACAAACCTTTGTTTGTTCCTATAGCTATATATCTTTTACCAGTAAGGTCACTCCAAATGTGCATATCTCTAGCCACACCTACTAATGTACTAGAGGTAGTTTGTTCCCAACCACCTATTTTTTCTGGATAACCATATCGAAAACGAACATTATCACAATCAATCCATTTACCCTGTGCACCTGTCGGTGTAACCTGTTTGTTTATTCCTCCAACAATCTGGATTTCACTAAGCATAACATTATCTTATATAGTCAGTTACTGTAGAATCTGATGTCCACCTATTTATTCTATTTACAGTTTTAATTGAACCATCACTATTTAATTCGTCTGCATACAATGCTTTAAACGCAGTCATGTCACTTGCATTAGTAATCGCAGTTTCAATATCACTACAATCAGTCCGTATTGCTGCAACATATGTTTTTACTGCGTCAGGAATAGCTTTACTACTATCATAAATACTACGTTCTACTAACCAATTAAATCTAGATATTAATTCATTAGCTTGACTTTTACATAGATTTTTAGCTAATGTTTTTAAACCATAGTTTATTATCTTGTTACCATCATCATCTAATATATTTTTACCATCCTCGTCTTTAGCTTCAGCATCATCCAGTGCTTTATCAGTAGTAGTATATTTAGTAGTAACTTTTTTATTAGAATTATCAAATGTGTAAGTAGGTTGACTTGTTATCTCAAATCTATCATCACCTTGCGTTCCTGATTCTACTGTATAGATACCTATGGCATTAAGTTCATCCCAAGTCCATGCAGTAAATATTCTACGAGAATGTCTAATATCATCTATAACCATATCTTTGGGTCTAGCAATTATCTCCTCTATTTTATTATCTTTTATTAATGCCCACATATTTTTCTCCTTGTTATATTAATCATCAGAAGGTGTTTCCGTACTTGTAACTCACGTCTCCCCAGGCACAATAAGCATAAACACCACTACTCTGATTATTTGCACCACCATTACCTCTGAGCTTCACTCCATTACTGAGAAAGTCGATTGCGTGTGTTGAACCTGAACTTGCTCCAGCAGTTGAATTCCAATAAACTTGAGAATATGAATGTTCTGAAGTTGGATTATAAGTTGCTCTTTTATTATCAAAAACAGTCCAAGGTTCACTACCACCATCGACTCTTTTAAAAGCTATCATAGCGACTCTGAAGCCAGTGTAGATAAATATTCCGTCATTGTTGCCATTCCCAGTGTATTTTCCGAATTTACTAGCACCTGCAACTGAGTGCCAGACATAGGCAACATAATCAGCACTTTCTCCACCTATACCATCTATTCCATTTATTCCAAAAGTAGTAGCACTAGGACTAGCGATAGTTCCATAACTAGAGTAATCGGACTCTGCTGAACTACCCATTTGTAAAACATAACTTGAACCACTTGTTGCCATATGTTGAATCCATCTACCAGCAGCTCTAGTTCTTGAAACATGTAGAATAAATTCTGGAGCTTGAGTAAGACCATGACCGACTGTCGAACTTCCACTAGCACCTGCGATTCCTGTGTAGGTAACTATAGAAAACCCAGCCTTAGTATTCGCCTGTGTTACAGAGTTTGTTGCACCTTGTGTGTTACTAGCTGTCGTTCCTGCATTAGCTTTCCATGCCCAAGCGACATTAGTACTACCTGAACCATTACCTCCTATCTCACTATTTGTACCTAAAGTAAAACCATCTGAATCAAAAGAAATTACATCATTACTTGCACCACTTGTTGCTTCAGATTGAGACCTTGAACTATAAGAAACTTTAGCACGACCTCTTGTAGAATCTACTAACGCATTTGAATAAGCCGATGTTGTATTTAGTTGTTTTATCCACAATAAATCAGGCTGAAAACCAAGACCTGTTATAGCATTAGTACTATTATTACCACTATAAACAACGGAATTAAATTGTTGATGTGGTCCATCTGTATTAGTCTGTGCTACGTCTATGTCTGCTGATATGGGTAAATTAGCTGAACATACTGCTAAAAATCCTGTCGGCGGGGTGTACTTAAAATTACCAAAGCCATTTTCGTCAGCATTATTTCCAGCTGTAATTCTGCCACCGAAAGTAGAGTCTTGTCCAAAGTTTATATGTCCATTTGCAGCTGTACCTCCACTAGCTGTAAAATATGGTGTAAAACCATCTGTATATTCACTTGCAGGTGTCCAAGTAGCACCAGGATTTGCACCTGTAGCAGGATTACCAGAAGCATAATATGTTCCATTTTTATGAACATAAAACTTACCATTATCAGTATCTAATGCAATACCAAAAACATCATCATCAGCATGAGAAGAAGTACTAGATGAATAAGCTCCAGTATCAGAACCATTCTTTTCTACAATTTGAAAATAGGTATGAAAATGAATAGATTGTTCAGCTCCATAAGTAGCAGCAGCTGCAGCATAATCCCATTGGTCACGTCTAGAATCTGCAGCACCTGAGTGCATCAGTAAATCTCCACTAGGACTAATTAAACTCCACTCCCAATACCATTTACCACTTTTTAAATTTTCAAAAGTGCTTATTTGTAAAGCATCATTACTACTTCTACTTCTCAGATTTGTATTTCCCTCCTCAATAATTCCATAGTAATTAGAGCTTGTACCTCTTTTACCTCTATACAAATTATTTAAAATTGGAAAATTTCCACTACTCGCCATAATTAACTCCCAAATGTTGGACTATCAAGAACTTGATGGTCCGCAGTTAAATTTGTTGTTAAAAAATCATTGTTGTTGCCTGAACTGTCATTTCCGAGGTCAGAAGCATTTTCAAACTTTAAATGATACCCATTTCCACCGAAACTTCCTGTATATTGTTTAGGAATCCACACACCATTTTTAGTTTCTCCAAAGTCAGAAATCGCAACGTCTTGTCCATCTACAGCTATAACTTCTGCTATATAACCATAAACCCCATAGCTATTTCCTTCTGAATGACCATACGCATTATATCCTATAGACTGATAATAAGTGCCTGAAAAAGATGAGTTCCACCAAACACTAGCATTTAAACTCCAGTTATTTGTCGTATCACCAACACCTAATAAAGTTCCATTAACATACACTTTTTGCCTATCTGCTTGAGCACTTTGCGTAGTATCAAATATAAAACAATAATGATACCAAGTTGAAGAATCTCTAAATTTTGGTGGATAAGTATAATTATAACTTCCCCAAACATTATTACTAGAAATTCTATCATATTGGCTACTATCATTATCATCAATATAAATATTTTTACCACCACCAACCAATGTTAAAATTATAATTTGAGGTATATTTAAATCAGTAGCACCTTTTTTCAACCAAAAACTAAATGCCCACTTTTTACTATCTGTAATAGTAGCAGAAGAGTTTCTATATAACCCACCTCCATTTGCTCCACCAGCACTTTCAGGGTCTCTAGGAAGCCTTAAACTTTGCTCGATTTGATGGTCATAAAAATCACCACCACTTCCTGGATTTTGAAAAAATTCACCTTGTACTGGCATTACTTGTGTCTCCTATGCAAATGCAAGTTGTGGTGCTCCTAGTTGAATACTTGCAGAAGCCTTAACAAAATATGGTATGACATCAACTGCATTAGCAGCTGTTGATATAGTTAAACCAGCACCTCCAGCAGTTTCATAATCTGTTCCTAAACTTAATGTACGACTGCCAGTACCATCTTGAATAAATACTATAATACCAGATTGACCAACTGACTCTGTACTTGGATTAGCTAAAGTAACATTACCTGTAGCAGTCAGCACGAAATGCTGATAGGTGTCAAAATCTAATGTGACACTACCTGTTTGTGAACCAGCAGTTTGTGTGCTACCTCTAAGTGCTTTTGTAAAAGTTGTGTTTGCATTTGATGCTACAATATTAGCACCAGCTAAAGTTGTTGCACCAGTTCCACCACCAGCTATAGGTAATGTTCCAAACTCTAATGCACTACCACCACTATTCATTTTCAATGCTTGGTTTGCAGAACCTGCTGCTGTTAAACCAGTGCCACCTTTTGTAATTGGCACTGTCGGTAAACTTGCTGTTCCTACTGCACCCCCTAAACTATCTAGTGATACTTCAACAATGTTCGTTCCATCTGCATAAGCAAAATATATTTTTTGTTGGTCTGGAGAAAAGCCAGAACCACTTGCAGTTTTAATAGTTAAGTTTGTTGGATTAGTTACTCCAGTTACATCAAAGATGTACATTTTTTCAATACTGTCTGGAACAGTCAAAACTGTAGCTCCAGATAATGTAACTGTAGCCACTTTGACCACCATGTTCCTTGCGTTTGAAATAGTGCCATCAGTCATTACTAGTGCAACTGTAGCTCCATCTCCAACTGTTACTTGTTCAAATCCACCGATTGCTTGTTGTACTAATTGTAAATTTGTGTTTGTTTTTGTTCCCCATGTACCAGCATTTTCACCAGTAGCCATGAGTTCCAGTTTTAAATCTGATGAGTATGTTGAAGCCATATTTTATCCTTTTTATGCTGCTGTTGTTATTTTAGTCCAAGTCACTGGAGTTCCAGTGTCTACTTTGTTCCATGAAATTATTATTACACTTCCAACACTAGTAGTCAATGCTACTCCAGTAACATCATCAACTGTGCCTGTACCAGTTATTTCTGCTGGTGTGCCCACTGCGGAGGTCATGGCTACTCCAGTAACATCATAACCAGACACTGGAGTTATTGAACCAACCGATACTGTTGAAGATACACCACTGACATTTACTGTACCTGTCATTAACAATACAACATCTCCCACAGAGCTTGTCATGGTTACTCCAGTAACGTCTACTAATGTAATAGGTGCAACGATTGCCTCTCCTGTCGCAGATGTCATAGCAACTCCTGTCACTCCAGTTGAAGCATCTCCATCAAAATCAACTGTGCCTATCGAGCCAGTTAGAGCTAATCCAGTAGGAGTGATTTCTACACCTTGTGTAGTAGTTACACTACCTACCGAAGAGGTTGTTGATACACCAGATACTGCAACAGTTACTGATGTAGAAGCTGTAACAGAACCCACTGCACTAGTTGCACTTACACCTGTTACTATAACAGAATAAGCACCACCCCAAACTCTATTACCCCAAGTACCTCTACCCCAACCTTCTCCTATCTCTGCATCAATAGTAACAGAACCTATAGCAGTAGTGGAAACAACACCAGTAACAGATGCTGATGCATCATTTTGGTCTCCCCAAGCACCTTGACCCCATGCTAACAAACCCCATGTGGTGGCTAACTCGGTGTTGATTTGTCCACCCATACCAGAGTGATATTGACAATAGTAATATAATGTAGGAGCAGAATCTGCTACTTGAATGGTAGTAAGATAATTACCATCGTCTTTAGTTACACCAGTAGTATATTCAGTTCCACCACTGTGAGTTCCGTTAGAAGTAGTAGAAAATCTTACTGGATGACCTGTTGCTGCTGACCAGTTAAATACATACGTGCCACCCTCTGCTAAAGTGAGAGTAGCTTGTTGTACTCCATCAATAAAATACTTATTATTACCACCAACATTTACTACTGTAACTGTAAATGTTCTAGTGGTCACGAGTACACTCTCCTAATTAAGCTATTCTAACAATAGCACTTGATGCATTGGCAGTAGGAAACTGTATTGTAAATGTTCCAGAAGTAGCTGTTTTATCTCCACCAAAATCTAACACTGCAACTGCTGGGTCGCCACTAGCTGTGTCATTATAAATCAAAGCACCTCTTGCTGTTAACGATACTCCTACAAATGATAAATCAGCAAAATCTACTACTGCTGTATCTGAATCTAAAGTAGGTGTTACAGCTACTAAAGCCTTGCCACCACTAGTATAACCAGAGGGGGATGATACTTGATTGTCAGTTGTAAAAGATGTTGTAGATTTACCTAAAGTTGCGGAACTAGTGTACATAGATAATTTAAAACTATTACCACCAGGATTTGTAAAGTTATGCACTCCTTTTAAAACATCTGTTTTAAAAACATTACATACTGCACTTGTTGTTATTGCCATATTTTTTCTCCTTGTTATTAAGGTGAAGGAGAAGCTACTTGTATTCTAGGTACACCATCATCGTACTCTGCTCTTCTTCTTCGACCCATTTGTTGCAATGCAAAGTCTTGTATCTCTTCATTATACTTTGTTTTATATAAGTTGTACATATCAACAGGACCTTTTAAATAACTAAAACATTCCGTCAATACACCATGTAATAATAAAGCCTCTTGATGCTTTGATAAAAAAGTATCAGTTGTAGAATTAAAATGCTCTGGGTCTTTTATGTAATTTAGTTGTATATCATATGCTTGGTCTGGTATAGGAGCAAAGACTAAATTTTTATCATCCCAGTTAGCATAGTATTTTGGTTGTCCAGTAGAATCATTAGGATTAAACTCTGCTATAAAAGATGTATCTCTTTTTTCTAAAAAGTCTCTGACATTACTATTTATAATTTGAACAGAACGAATGACTAAACAATCATCTGGCACATTCAAATATCGTAAAGTACCAGTTACTGCTGTAACATATTCTCTTATATCATCATAGTCTACTTTGTTTGCAATATCTAATTCTACATTTCTTATAAATTGGTCTAACAAAGTATCTGATAAAACATTAGAACTTACTTCTGTATAACTTCTAACTTGTGTTAAAAAATTTGCATGTGTGATACTCATGATATAACCACAGAAAAATTTGTTCCTACTGCACTCGTTAATTCAAACGATGTTAATGTAGTTCCTAAAATATCTTTACTATCTTCTACTGTCATATTAGCACCACTATTAATTCCACCATCACCTGTCTGTGCAAAAAAACCACTACTTACATATAGAACAAATTGTTTATCATCATCTTTAGGTCTTGGTCTAGCATTAGCTAAAGCTATAGCATCACCTTTAATATGTTTTCTTTTTATTTGTGGATGCTTTGCTTCAAACTCTGATTTGTGAACTAAAGAGCCATTCCATTCTTTTACCATTTCGTTATAAGGAAATGCCATACCAGACCTATCCGATATTGCTTTTGCATATTTACCTCTTGCATAAGGCATTTATGCACCTTGTGGAAAATAATTCTGTGGTGTTATGTACACAGAAGTTCTTTGTCCATCCTCTGTTAAAGCTCTTTGTAATTCATCTTCGTACAACAATTTATTTTGTTGTACTAATTGTGGATTTTTTTTCATGCTTAAATAATATGCGAGACCAGCGACCATACATGGTAAAAATCGAAATACCACGTCTGCTTGATTAGTATATGAACCGACATCTTCTATCCTTTTTAAATAATAATATTTTACATAAGTGTAGGTACTTGCATCTGGTGTTTGATACAAAGTAATAGTTGGTGTTGTTTGTCTGTCAACATAATATTGACTAGGTTGTCCTGTTGAGCCTTTGTTAGGTAAAGCAGCATATTCACTTCTACTTATTTTTGTTAAAGAAACATCATTAGTAGAACTTGTTGTACCAGTTGTTGTACTAATGTAGGCTTCTAATATATCATTAGTATTTGTTGGTGCTGTATAAGTAGAAGTACCTGCTGTTAGTAATTGCTCTTTTAATTCTACTTTCCATAAGTGTACCCCTCTATTACCCCATTCACTAAATAATATATTTAAACTTCTTCTAGCAGATTTTAAATCTTTTCCACTATTAGTACGAACACCGCATCGTTCATATGCCTCTTCTATGATGTCATCTATGTCTAAATCAAATGCTGTAGTTCCAGAAGTTGCCATAGTTTATCCTAAAATACACCTTTAAATTTAGTTCCACGAATAGCTATACCACCACCTTGACTTGCTTGAGCAACCTTTACTGGTTTACTATTTTCTGCCATAGCTTTTTGAATCGCCATACCTCTTTTCTTTTCGTATTCACTAAACATACCATCTCCATCTAAATCAGCTTTAGGAGAAAGTATCATGTCACCAGTTTTTTTACCTACTTTTCCTAATGGTTGTTGCTGTTGCATAAATGGATTTTTAACTCCAAACTTTCTACCAAGACCTGCTCCTATCATACTTGCTGTTATCGTATCTCTCACTAATTTTTTTCTTTTTCTCTGTTTAGCTCTGTCGCCTGTTATATTACGAGAGGGTCTATTTTTAGCTCTATCTTCTTGCATTTCTTTTTTTGTTGGTTTTCTTTTAATAAATTCACTTTGTGGTTTAATCACTGGTATTCTTTCACCATCTACCACTACAGTATCACCCTCTTTCATACCTTTTGCTTTAATATTTTTAATTCCTTCCGTAACTCCACCAGCAGATTTTTTATAAAATTCATTTAAAGAGCCATCAGGATTAAATAGTTTCGGTAACCTTCTTCCCTCTAAAGGTTTTTGTATTTTAAATTTTTTTTTATCTTTTTTACCCTTATTTATCGTTTTAGTCATTACACTACTCCTTTATAGTAATCTGCTAGTCCTCCTTGAACTGCAAAAGTTTTAACATTCGTTGGTTTACCACCAACACCTTGAGCTTTTGCTCTTTTTCTACTCACTGCACTTTTTCTTTGTGCCTCTGTCATTCTTCTAGCTTTTGCTAAAGGAACACATTTAGGATATTTTCTTTTCGCATCTGCTTTTTGTTTACTTCTTCCACAAGGTGCAAATGAACCATCTTTTCTTTTACTTCCTATGTCTACCCACTTTTGGGCAAACCATTTTTTTAACCCACTCTTTGCCATTAGCCTAGTAAATCTTTGTAATACAATTCTGCACTTTTATTAATGCCATACTCTCCTTGTAAAGGACTTTTTGTTACTTCGTGTCCTTCATAAGTGCTAATTAAAGCTCCAGTCTTTACAGGTTTTGGTCCTTTAAAATCTTTTCTTTTTACACCACTAGGGTCTTTTATTTTTCCTGCACATATTTTTGAAGCATAGGCATTTGCATAGGCTGACGGATAAACCTTAAATTTTTTCTTAGCAGCTCTTTTTCCTCTTTCACATAATTTTGTCATTTTTTCATCCTTTTCTAATAATACCAATCTAGACCTTACTTGTCTACTTGCGTTGTCTCTTCTTTTTACCTTGACAATAAGCTCTCTCACTAAACCCTTTTGGTCTAGCACAGTTAATTTTTTTCTTACGTTTCATCGACCACTTTTTTTTCTGTGGTGGTTTAGAAACTTGTTGTCTCATTTGACTTCTACCTATGGGCATTTATTTAACTCTATATTTTGTTTTGCCTTCTTCGTCTTTATAAGCCTCCATGTATTTTAGTCTATTGTTTTCTGTACTATACGATACATGCACCCATCCAGAGTGTGGGTCTACCCCATCATAAAATTCTAAAATTAATTGGTCAAATTTTAAATTATCTTTTATGTAACTAGATAAATGAGAATTATCTACTCCGACTACCTCAATATCTGCTGCTTGACCTTGCACATGTTGTGATTTAATACTACCACCAATTTTAATATTTAACTCTGCACATCTAAAACCAGATGAAATTATTACTGGTTGCAAAAAATTATTACGAACTGGTTGTAAGACATGCACACACAAATTTCTTAAATTAAATATTTGTTTTTCTGTTGGTGTATTATCTATGTTATGTCTTATTGCAGTTTGAGATTTAGTAAATTCATACAGACTAAAATTATCAGACAACTTCATTTAACATCTCCATCTTCTTCTAGCTTGTCGCAATCTAGAATTAGGATTTTTAGCTGCTTTCGGAAATTTTTTCATCTGTCCTAAACTTCTAGCACAAAATGACTTTCTTCTAGCCTTCTCTTTTTTTGTTAAGTTTTTCTTTTTAGTAACTGCGGTTTTTAATTTAGAACCAGGATTATCTCTTCTGTATTTTTCAACACCAGCTTTCGTCATACCAGCTCCAGACTTTGTGCTTCTAAAATACTTCTTGTTGCGAGGTGGCATCCCACCTCGCTTTAAT